AGTAAACACGGAGAAAAAATCTTTTCCAAGTTCTTTGTTGATCCTCTTAATCATTGAGCTTTGTTGTGAGAATATATCGTCCAAGTCCAGTTGTGAGTGATCCTTTTTGGACTCAAATATGAACCTCTCCGCCAAAGGCACATCAAGGCCCCTGGTCTCCATCAGAGAATTGTACAACATCGCCTCTTTTTTCAATTCGGAGCCATCATGAAAAAAGTCCCTCAAGATGCTGAGTGTTTTACTTTTTCGCTCCTGATCCTTTTTAACAATAGCCTCGGTAAGACACCTGTTCAATGCCTCATATATAAATGCCGTATTTCTCTTTTTATTGTGCTTTAACTTCATTTTTTGCAACTCCGATATCAAGACTTTCAATAAGCTTTTGAACTTCGTTATTTGTGGTAAATAGTTTACGTTCCTCAATAGTATCCTTATTTTTAGACTCGGCCAATCCGTTAAACGAATAAGTGTTGTCCAAAACGTTAATCATCTTAGAACGCTTGGTTTTTCCACGGTGTTCAGTACCGCTCATCATCTTTTTGCCAGTTTGTTCGCGCTTACGACGATCCTCACGCTCTCTGGTGTGCTTGGCACCCTTCCAGCCCGGGCGAGTATATGCGACACCTTTTGGCGGATCACGACGGTTGCCAGGAGGCTCTGCGAGAAGGACGCCCTCATCCTCTTCGCCTGCCGGCTCTTCAGCCGCAGGTTCATCAAGTCCAAGATCCTCTCCTTCAAGATCATCTCCGCCTCCCAAAAGATCATCTCCGCCAAAATCGCCACCAAGATCGCCACCTTCTGCTTCTTCACCTTCAGCGGCGGAAGCCAATTTGGCATCCAACTTACGATCGAAATACATCTCACGCTGATTTCTTAAGATTTCATCATCAGACATATCAAACATGTGCTTGTAAACCCAGCGACGACTGAAGAAGCCCTCGGTAGCAGAGCCAGCAGCATCGAATTTTTGCTTCCAGTGCTCAAGTTCCTGAAGTTCTGCGATCTTACTGGGATTATTCAATGAGAGATCAAAAGAAATAAGATCATCTCCGCGATAACCCAACACATATAAGTGAATAATTCCAATCTTTTCAAGCTCAGATACTGCTGCGCGCTGAAGCCTCTGGATTGTTCTAGCGAATCGAACATCCTTCTGGGCTAACGTTGTCTTATCCTCTTCCGCACCCTCGCCTCGCGACAAGTATGATTGTGGAACCTTGATAGCGGCGAACAATTTGTCCTGAAGGTACTTCACATCATCAATGTCGCCTGTGAAAGCACCACCGGGAAGGTTCTCGACTTTCGTGGATTGACCTCCGCGAACGGGGATGAAGTAGTCCTCTTCCACGCTCAGAGGATTGTATCGAAGATCAACTCGGCCCGTGTCCTTATCGACAACTTGATTCCGCTTCATTTGCGTTACGACCTTCTGCATGTACTGTTCGATATCATTCGGAGGAATATTACCAACATCGACATAAAACACTTTTCTTTCTGGTGAGCGAACGATGCGATAAGCCATCATTGCGTCTTCCATAAGGGTCAATTGGCGCCAAATTCTGCGGGCTGGCTCAAGAACCGATGTTCCGTATGGGGCAAATTTATCATTGCCTAAAATACGAAAATGAGCGATCTGCCAGTTCTCAAAGGTCATGCCTCCGGAGTTCCACTGGAATTGGAAATAGTTTGGATTGGTCTTGTCCTCGCCTTCAAGACGTTCGACCTCATTTGAGGGCAATCCAATTGCAGACTGGATTCCCATTTTCTCATCAATGTCCAAATACAAGAAAAAGTCTCCGTATTTACACATCGTGCGAAACCAGCCAAACAGATTGAAGTCAATGTTGAGGATATTATGGTATAAATCCTCCAAAATAAGCTTAATTTCTTCATTGGGACACCGAATGCCTAACATTGGGCTAATTGGGGACGAAGTTGTCATTTCATCCGCATAAATGTCCAATGCGGAGGCAATCTCCGGCATATATTCCATCTGTTGGAAGTCTAAGTATCGTTCGGAACGGTTCCAATTTGATAATGCGTTTGCTGCAAGAATATCGAACGGATTATAGCCCGCTTTCTTGAACGTTCGTCCAGATGCGGAATCGAATTTGGAAGCATACTTGTCCAAATACAGGCGCCGTAATTGTCTTTCTGTTTGGGCACGATTGTTTACAATCGGACCTGAAAATAGGCGTGTTAATGTCTTGTAGAGCCTAGATTGAGGATTTCGGTTATTTTTATTTCTATTTGAAGCCATAATTTATCCCTTGAGTAGCCAAATGTATTCTTGATATTCTCTAATTGTCTTTCGATTATCAAATTCTTTCTTAAATCCCTCCATTCCGGGGATCGAAGTGTTCATTACAGAGTCTGATTTCATAATCGAGCCAAGTGCTGCCTTTTTATACTCTATTTGTCTCTTATCCTCCTCCAAAGCCGTGTCTCTTACCCAACAACAGATAGCCAGTGCCATCACTAAGTCATCATTGTATGAGCGCATCGCTTGAGGTTTGCCATTTGCCCAGATAAATGTCTTCAATTCGTTGACTAATCGCGTAGAATACACCTTAATTAGTTTATTTCGGATGTACTCTTCCAATTTTGCTACGATAAGCGGCCGAGTCTTGGAAGTTGTTGAAAAACCGGGCACAACATTGTTGACATTTTGTGCCATATTATGCTCAACATAATCATGAGTCCCTTTCATAGAGTAGTATAAATTAGTATAACCCAAATCTGTTAATTTTTCAAGTACTGAAATACCAATTCCTACATTTTCCACTACTAAGAGCGCTTTTCCGTACTCGTTTCCAACCTGATAAAGAAAGCTTGCATACATATCAAGCGTAGGTTTGCCCTGATATTCTGCCACAATTTCTAGAGTTTGCAATTTTAGGACATGAAAGACAGAACTGTCAGCGCCGTCGCCTCTGGCAACATCGGCAACAACCATATATGTAAACTCATCACTGTAGTTTTCCCAAATCCAGTAATTCCTATCAAATCCAGTACGATACTCTGGCGATTTACACTCGTTAAATAATCGTCCCAAGTCCTCCGGGTCGATAACAGTGTCTCCGGACGTATTAAAGTTACATTCGTATTCTTGAGCGATCTCTCGCCTCGACATGTTCTTGGTTTCTTTCTCGAACCAAGCCTGATCGCGTTCTGGATGGACATCCCAAGGCAAAATTGTAGGATGAAACTCGTTTGAGCCGTCCTCGGCACCAACATACGTCTTATGGAACCAGTTTCCGACACCACTTGGAGAAGAGAGGGCAATACAACGTCCGCCAGTTGAGATTGTGGGGTAGATTGCCTTCCAAAGCTCGCCCAGGGTGTCAATGTGCGCTGCCTCGTCGATAACCAACAGGGAAAGTGCCTCAGAACGACCAGCATCACCGCTCGTTGAGGATGCCTTGATCTGGGAACCGTTGGTCAACTGGAATGAGGTGCGGTTGTCAATCTCAATGTCCGCAATTTGGAGCCACGGAGGCAGTTTCTTGACAATTGCCTTCACCTTTTTGACCAAGTTGGTGGCTGTGGCGAGTTTTGTTGCCAAAATGAGCACGTTCTTGTCGCGGTGGAACATCATCAGCCACGCAACATAGCCCGAAACAATCGTCGAGATTCCCAATTGGCGCGCTTTTAGGATAATGTTGTATCGATAATCGACAAAGTCATCCAGAAGAACATCTTGATAATCGTAGGTGTTAAAAGTAATCAAGCCATGCACAGGATGTGAAATCTTGGCATAGCTTTTCAAAAAGTAAGACGGGCTTTTACCGCATTTTACTATTTCCTTGAGAATTTCTTTCTTGGAAAGTTCATATTTCAAGTTTCTTTTCTCGTGATGTTCATTGGGTTCGCAGCGTCATCGCGGCCCATAGAGAGGAACTTCTTAAATGTATCGTTAAGTCTATCCTCGGAAGGTTCGTTCTCTGTGGCAGGAACGTCAGACAGCGATGATATTACGTAAACGCAGTTAGCTTGGACACTTGTCCGGACTCGTGAAATATACTGAACTTTCACGTCAATTTCGCCGGTCTTTGACAGTCTTAGGTTCTTTCCACTGATTTTTCGATACTCACCTTTGAGGTAGTTAACACATTTATTGATTACGTTTTCCATCTCTTGCTCTATTTTTGTAGCGTAAACCTCTGATAGTTTGGTTTCAACGCTGTAAGAGACAATAAGGTGGTTTCCAGACATTCGGACATTGAAACCATCAATATTTCGCGAATCCAGTATTGGATTACCCTCTTCCCGACGCAGGCCAATTTGATGAGGCTCATAATTCTCATCAGTTGCACCATCATAAGTAATGTTGCTTGCCGCTTGGGCAATATTTTTAATAATTTCAAAATCTTTTTGCATGGTGTGTCCTCTTTTTAAATTCCGTGATAAGATCCAGTAAAGTTCTTATAGTTATCGCCCGAAAAGTTTGCGTTGGGATCTGTTGGCGAGCCGGCTCCTCCAGATGCAATGGTAGTGTTGTTAACACGTTCTCTACGCACATTGGTAAGTCCCGCGACAACATCAAAATTATTTGACCCACTAAACCAAAGCTGTGTTACCTTCATATCGTAAATCGGAATAGAGCCTGTGGCTGAGACAGGAACTGTAAAGAAATTCTTGCCGAGCAGACCTCTCTTTGAAAACGCAACCTTCATCGGCTGTGCGGATCCATTATTATTAACAATTTGAACCCATTTGGTCACATATGGGAATTCAACTAATATCTCGCGGCCTCGTGGCGTTCCCAGCGAGCCAGTAGTATATGGCATGCCGCTGACCTGATAGGAACCTACGTTGTTAAGGCCGGTGGTATATTTAAAAGTTGGCATCAATTACTCCTCTGAATTTGGTCGCCATCCATCTCTCCACCTTTGTTCTCTGTGTTCGACGTGTTGTACATAGCATGTATAACAGCAATCAAATTTTTGAACAAGGACTTCATCTTTGAGCGATAAATGATATTTGTGGCACACGCCACATGAAAGATTGTTCTTCTTAATTAGTTTTTTACTGACATAAATGCCATTAACCAATTCTTTCTCGTTGTCCTCTTGATGAGAGAACTCTCTTTCGAAGACTTTTTTGGCTTGGGCCTCGTACTCTCCTTGGTTTTCCTCGGTCCAATTACCCTTCGGATTTTGAATCGCTTCGGTGCCATACTTCTTGGCAATCTCTTTTTCTAGTCCGGCGACAAAAGTTAAATCTCGTTTCATTTTGATATTTCAGTTGCGGCGTAGAAGATAGCAACGGATGTTACTATTCCAGCAGTCATTCCACCAGCGAACCACAAGTGGGTATTTGGCTTCCTTGCTGCGTTCTCAATATAAGTATCTAACTCGTTCTGCGTTTCTGTCAAGAGAAAATTTAATTTTTCTTGCTCTGCCGTTGCCTGAATTTCTTCGAGAGTTATCTGGAGATCGTATTCAGCGCGGATTCTGCTAATTTCAAACTCGGTTCGCAGATCGCACTCTGTCATCGCAAATTGCTTCTCGACGATCAGTTCAGCGGTTGCGGTTTCGTTAAACAAGTAACCAGCGAACGGTGCTTGTTCGCCGGCTTCTAGTTGTGTATACTGGGCATCTTGCGCTAGCGCAGAGGATAAGAGCAGTAGTCCAATCACACTTCTTCCGCTTCGTCCAACTCTGGGCGTTGAGCCATAACTTCGGCGTCTTTCTGAGCCATAGCCTGAAGTTTGTCATACATTGCTTTTCCGAGCAGTGATGCGACTCCAGCAGCAAGAACAGGGTTCGAGAGGATCTGGGCAAGTGCCTCCATCGCGAGCATCATGTTCTCAGGTGTGACCTGTTCCTGAATGGATCCGTCTTTTGGATCTTTGTCGGCGCCGTCTGGTACGCCGTCCAAATCCTTGTCAAAGCCTTTCCTTTCTTTGGAATATGGACCTGGGTTCTCAACATTGTCCATCTCCTCTTGGATGATCTGCTTTAATCTACCTTTCGAAATCTTCATTTTTATTCTCCTGAGCGCGCCTTGTCGATGGCCGCCAACAATTGCTTTACAGTAAGTAGTATCTCATCAACGTTAAATTTCTCAGCATTTCTGTGACCTTGAAGTGCTCTAAGGTGCTTTTCGTGGTCCAGTGCTGATTTTCTCAACTTAGAATAAAGGCCCTGCGGATCTCCACCGCCAATTCCATAATAGGCCACCATCGCTGATGTGACTGCTTCCTCTTCGTCTGATGGCTCGTCAAGTTCTGGTCCCCTATAGGTTTGCGACAGTCTTTCTGGTTGACCGGCCATACGAAGCTTGTTGGTCTTCTCTGGTTCCAAAAAAGAACGAACTCTTGAAATGTCCGTCGGCTTAGACGCCTTTGCCTCTTCCAGTGTTTCACGAATCATCTCTCTCAATTCTTTAATATCGATTTTCATGTTAAATCCTCCTAAATCCAAATTTGTCTTGCAAAAGGCGATCAATTGTCTCCGGATCTTTTAAATTCTCCTCAATAATTCTTTCAACCTCTTTTTTCTTTTCTTTGTCCAATGCCTCAAAAGCAGCTTGCTGTTCGTTGTCAAGCTTTTTAATGTCTGCGATGTAGTTTTCAACAGCCTCTCTCTCCTTGGTGTTGGCCTCATTATTGATTTCATCAAGTTGTGCCATCTGCTGGCGATACTTCTCAGTTTGTGTTTCAAGCGCTTTAGATAGATTTTTGCTATGTTTGCGGCTAACAGCAAGAAGAGCAATGGATAAAGCACCTATTGTAACTACTTTCCAATGGTGCACAATCCACAGCCAAATCTTTTTTAATGTAATCATCATGCTATTTCTCCGGCATCTCTTCCGGCTCTTATGAAACGATCGATTACATTCCTTCCGATACCATATTGTGATTTTAAAACTTGAGCAAACTCTTTGTGGTTTGCTATCATCTGTTTATAGAACAATTCGTACTCGCCCTTATCGGACGGATTTATCGCCAAACTCTGGTGTATTGAATTCTCCGGAGATTGTGGCAATTTACAATCGTCATTTGGATCTGGTGTTGATTTATCGTAATCAAACCGGTCATTTCCTGCTTTTGTTTTGCGAGGAATCATCGATAATTTTAATTTGCGCCACCTTCTGCCGGCAGCGGCTGAAGTTCTATCTTTTCGGTCAGATGTCAGTCCAGCGTCTTTCTTTTTTGCGACATCGGCTGCTGCCAATTTATACAACAAGTCTCCAAAGCCCTTACCGCGATACATTGGCCAAGTGCCTACGAATCCAACATCATAAGTCTGTGGGATGCATGGTTTACCTGTGACCTGTTTTGCTGATCTAATAGTTATATAGCCAACAAACCCGCCATCTTTCATCGTCAGGCGATCCATCAGCGCGGGATCTGGACTTGCAGTAATCTGATCCTCTGTATCTTTCATCTTAGATATGGCGACCAGTAAAGCTTTTGGGTTATAAACCAAATAAGTTACTCCAACGCCAGAATCCATTCTATAGAGTGCCAAATCGCCTTCATTTGGACGGTCCATGGTAGGCTTACGCCTGAATCTAGCTGCAATGGTATCGAAAAGTCCCTCTTTTGCAAGTTCCTCCTTGATGATCCTTCGCAGCGTAGATTCAGTGATAAGCATCTTACGAGTTCCGATACGCCTTCATCACATCAACCGCACCTTGCGTGCCAATGTAGATCATAGCGATCATGCCCCAAGTCTCTGAATCAAGACCGGAACTAATCATAAGTCCTGTCGCTGTTCCAAAGACCAGCAATTTACGGGATACGAGTTTCTCTAATCCCTTATCTAATAAACCTTTCATGTTATCTCCTGTTGTTGAAAGATGTTGAAATTATACGTCAATTACCATATCGTCATCGGCCGGCCCAGTATAAATGTCGCGAAGCTGGGGTTCGTCCGAATCATCCGCTGTAATTTGAGGTCTCTCCTCACCAGTGGTAATCTGTCTAATAACATCCGCCTCTTTGTCGTCAATATTCTCGATTGAATCTGCCAAAATCTCTAAGGCGGTAGAGCCAGAAAAAAGTCGGCCAAGCTCTTGAATGGCATCATATGCCTCTCCAAGTTGCGGACTCCCTTGGCGGATCTTGTCCATTAACGGGTCAGATATTTTACCACTCATCACCATCGGTGCGCTTAACATTTTAGCTAATAGACGCAAGCCCTTTGCAAATATGCTTCTGCCGGCTCTTGAGTTAAGCATCTGCATCACAATAGCCAGAGCGGCGCCAAGGTCTTCTTGTGCTAACTCTTTTTCGGTCTCTTCTTTAATAATCTGTTTTAATTCTTGTTGTGTGATCTTCATATTTGGTACTCCTTGTTATCCGCAGCAACTATCGCACGCGCAGCAACCACAACAGCAGCAGCAGTGTTTGGCGTTAAATACGTTTGCCAACCTGTGAATAAAATTTTTCATTTTTAAATCCCCTATTGGTTAATAAAAGCATATGAACCTTTTCTCTGGATGTCGATAGTCATATCAGCAATATCCTTTAAACTGTCCAAATGTGATATAATTAGTACCGTTTTGAAGTAAGACTTCGAAATATTAAGCAATCTAATGAAACCTTCCATATTTTCCTCGTCCAAAGCAGTCCCCGGCTCGTCGAGGATGAACATGTTGGGTTTTGGAAGATTTGTTACATTAATTAGTGCCAAGCGGATTGCCATCGCCGCGATTGTCTTTTCTGCTCCAGAACCCATTGAGATTGGCCTCGGTTCAAAGCCCGGATGTTTGATCAGGATGTTGAGTTTGTTGTCATCATTCTCAAAGAAGATCTCAAAATCAACAATCGTCGCCAAGATCTTAGCAATCTCCTGATTCAAGAAGGGCAACTTCTCCTTTGTGATGTTGTATCGGATGCCATTGGGATGCATACAGCGCAAGAATAGGTCATAGGCCGAGAATTCTTGGCGCGCAGCCTTCAGATCCTTCTGCTGCTGGGCTATTGTGTCCAATTTCTGTTGCCAAGTGCCCACTTGAAGGAAGAGTTTCTTCAATTCGTTGTCGCATGCTGCATA